AATGGCGAGACGATGAACCTAGACATAGAAAAATTGCTTGAAGGCTATACCTTTAAGAATCCGGGTAGGGCAATTGGCGGCAACGGCCAGATGTTTAGAACCGATAAGAAAGGCTTTATGCCGACTCTTGTAGATGGTATGTACACCGAACGTGTTGGTATCAAGAAAGAAATGCTCTCTGCACAACGAGAGTTACAAAAGGTAGATAAAAATGATAAACAAAAACTATATGATATTGAAAGGCGTATTAACATCGCCGAAAATCGGCAAATGGCTATTAAGATTCTTCTTAATTCTCTTTATGGTGCTATGGGCAACAAGTACTTCCGGTTCTTTGACCAGCGCATTGCCGAAGCAATCACACTGTCTGGCCAACTTACAATTAGATGGGCTGAGGTTGCCATCAACAAATATCTCAACAAGGTGCTGTCTACCAAGAATCGGGACTATGTCATTGCCATCGATACCGATTCGCTGTATGTATGCTTAGATGATTTAGTCAAACTGGTCAACCCAGTCAATAAGATTGATTTCCTAGATAAAGTCGCACAAGAAAGGTTGGAACCTGTTCTGGCCGAGGCCTATGCGGATTTATACAAAATGATGGGCGGAATCGAAGACCGAATGGTAATGAAAAGAGAAGTTATCGCTGATCGAGGCATCTGGACAGCAAAGAAAAGATATATCCTTAATGTATTCGACAATGAGGGTGTTCGGTATGCAGAACCTAAACTAAAAATTATGGGTATTGAGGCAATAAAATCTTCTACTCCAGAACCTTGCAGAGATGCTCTTAAAGAAATCTTTAAAGTAATTATGACTGGCGATGAAGTTAAAACTCAATTGGCTATTAAACAATTTAAAAAGTATTTTACATCATTAGATGCGGATAGAGTTGCATTTCCTCGTGGAGTTTCAAATGTAACCGACTACCGAGATGCTGGTACGATATACAGAAAAGGTACTCCCATTCATGTTCGTGCTGCCCTGCTACACAATCACCTATTGAATCAGTATAGTCTAAATAAGAAATATGAACCTATTCAAAATGGCGAGAAGATCAAGTTTATCTATCTTAAAGTACCCAACAGCTTGAAAGAAAATGTAATCGGATTCAGTCAATATTTACCCGAAGAATTTAAACTCGCTAAATACATAGACTATGAGTTACAATTTGAGAAGACTTTTTTGGCCCCAATCGAGCCAATACTAAAATCAATCGGTTGGTCGTCAGAAGAACAATCATCTTTGGAAAGTTTTTTTGGCTAAACCCTTTACTTTTAAGACTAAATATGTTATAATAGACACATTAACAGGAGAAAAATATGCAATTAGTAAGATTATCATCCGGTGAAGAAATCATCGGCAATGTAGAAACAGTGGACGACAGTATTATAATTACTGACGGTTTCAGCCTTATTCCAGCTGGAGAAGGTAAGATAGGTTTTATGCCATTTATGGCGTATACCAAAGCAGCTGAGGGTATCACAATATCAAATAAATTTGTTTTGTTTATGGTTGAACCTAAAGATGAATTGGTCGACCAAATCAAATCTATGCAATCAGGCATTGTAGTACCGCCTAAACAAGGTATTATTACAGGGGCTTAATATGCAATCAAGATATCCTATTTACATTATATCTAAAGGTCGTGCAGATTCAAGACTGACAGTCAAGTCTCTGGATGATATGGGTGCAATGTATAGGGTAGTTATTGAACAATCAGAATATGATGATTATGCTGCAGTAATTAACCCTAACAGATTATTAGTATTACCCGAAGGTTTTAGAGAAAACCCAAGATGGGCAAGACCTTGCGATGTGACTGGTCTTATGGGTGGATCCATTCCAGTAAGAAACTGGGTATGGGAACATTCTATTAACGAAGGACACAAGCGGCATTGGATTATGGATGATAACATTCATAACTTCTATAGGTTACATAACAATAGAAAGACCAAAATGACCACACCCGCATGTTTTAGAGTATGTGAAGACTTTACTGATAGGTATACCGATGTTAAAATGTCTGGTATGAACTATGCTTTCTTCTGTCCTGCATTTACTAAACGACCACCTTACTATCACAATACTAGAGTATATTCTTGTATTCTATTATCCAATGATGTATATGAAAGTGGAGAACTTTACTGGCGTGGTAAGTTCAATGAGGATACAGATCTGTCATTGAGAGTCATGAAAGGTGGATATCACACATACTTGTTTAATGCAATGTTATGTGGTAAAGTCGCAACATTGACAATGAAAGGTGGTAACACTAAAGAGATATATGGTATAGACCAAGCTGGAACTAAACATGACAGAGCTGGTGAGAACTATGACGACAGACGAGAGTTTGCTGAATCTCTACATGCCCAACATCCAGACGAAGTTAGGATTACACAAAAATGGGGCCGTTGGCACCATCACATAGATTATACTGTATTCCAAAACAAGAAACCTACCAAAAAACCGGACCTAAATATACCTAAAGGTACTAATAATTATGGAATGAAATTGGTAAAATTAAAATCAACAGCAGCATTAGATGAACAGGAGGAATTAAATGTCGAATAAAGATTTAAATAAAGCTATTAACTATGAACCACAAAGCCTATTTGTGTTAGATGGTAGCGAAGAAGAAACAACACCTTATGATTGGGACGATATGCCCGATTTTAACCAGCCACAGGCTGAAGCTCATAAGATGATTAAGATCCGTTTTAGAAATGAAGAGGATTATAGAGAGTTTGCAGAACTAATCGGGCAAAGAAATATGACCCATAGAACCAAAAGTATTTGGTATCCTGTTCTTGATAAGAAAGCTCATAGCCTTGAAAGATTTGTGCATGAAGACCAAATTGATGAAATGGAAATAGATGAAGTGATTGGTTAATATGGCCAAGATTATAATGTACTGGTCTAATATACCAGAAAAATCAGGTTATACTACCGTTGATGAATGGAGAAATAGTGAATTACAATTTTCTCCGCATCATGATTTAGTATTTAAATCGCACGAAAGATTAGGCAATGATGTAGAAATATGGACACATCAAAAAGTATCAGAATTTAATTATAGTGGTATTACAATAAAAGATGCTGGCGAAATTATGTCGCATGATATTTGTTTTGATGGTTTGTCATGGGGCCATTCAATTGCATTTATAGCAGATACCGTAAGAGTCAAGAGAGCAAGTGAAGTATTAGGTATTGTACTAGATATGGATTCTGTTTGTCTAAGACCATTTCCAGAATATGATAGTTGGTTCAGTACTATGCCAGCGAAAATTACTAGCAGTATGGCTCCTAAATGGGGACCAAAGAAACCACCAATGACAGTACATGATGGGTCGTGGGATGGTAAAGCTCTTACTGCATTTCCAATTAAAATTGGTTCTACAACACAAAAAGAAATGTCAGCCTTGGCCGATAGTATACACGAAAAATTTAAAACAAAGCCTAAAGGTGGATCCGATGAATGGAACTCTATTCTTTGGACAGTAAAGAAGATCGCTAATAATGATACAACTGCTAAAGTATTTGAACCAATCTATATGAGTCCGTTACCCGCATGGTTACCAGTTGGTAAATGTTATAGCCTTGAAAGTCCTACTAGATTAGATGGCGTAACAGAAATCTTTGGTTACCCATTACCTTCGATTGAAGACATAATGAGCAAGTCGTTTATTGTCGCTCATTTCTTTGAGAGTGCATTTCAGAATGCCGACCAGATCGAGGCAGACAAATGGGATAGTATATCTGACGACAGTTTGCTAGCGAAAGAAATGGATCTAATAGGCTATAAGAGAAATAAACCCACATCCCTAGACGACTTTTTTTAAAATAACCCTTTACTTTTACACAAAAGTGTAGTATAATATATTTATTATGATATCAGGTACGCTATTTAAATCTCTCTATGAGACGGCAACTGTCAATAAAATTGACTTTGAGACTTTTGATCAGTTTGAAAAAGTACTGTATAAATTATCAGATATCCCTAGAAAAGACAAGACATCAGCATATCTAATGTCTCCCGCATCTTATTTAGAAAATACCACAAGAAAAAATGATAATGTTACTAAATGGGGTAGCTGGTGCGCAGTAGACGTAGATGATTTTGTTGGTGAACTAAAAGAATTCCTAGAACAGAAATGCGGCAAGTATCACTTTGTCTGTTATTCTACGGCGTCATCTACTAAAGAAACCCCGAAATTCAGATTGGTATTCCCACTAACTCGTGAGGTTACCAGAGAAGAAATTAAACATTTCTGGTTTGCTTTAAATACAGAACTGGGCGAAATGGGTGATATTCAGACTAAAGATTTATCAAGAATGTATTATATTCCTGGCAAATATGTTAATGCAAATAATTTTATATTTACCAATGAAGGTAGTCATATAGACCCAGAAGTGTTAATGGATTCACATGAGTACATTGAAAAAGCTGGTAACACCTTCTTTGATAAATTACCAAAATCTATGCAAGATGCCCTAATTAATCATACAAAGAATTCTCTAACAAATACGGATGTCAAATGGAATTCATATCGTGACTGTCCATTCTTTCCAAAACAGTTAGAATCAGAATATAAAGTTATAAGTGGATCAGGTTGGTACTATAAGATGTATCAAATAATGGTCGCATTGGCAGGTAATGCTATAAAGGCTAAATACCCTATAACAAGTAAAGAAATTGCATGGATGTGCAGAGAGTTGGACATGGATACTGGTAACTGGTATGACAAACGTCCATTAGACAAAGAGGCTGATCGAGCCCTAGATTATGTAATGAGGAATCAATTATGACACAATATGATGAAGAAGTAAAAAGACAGAAACTGCGAGTAGAAGCAACAGAATGGGCCAAAGGTGTAAAGGTTTTACATGCGCATAGTTTTGATTCAATGGCATACGATGATCGGCCACAAGATACTTCTAAAGGCACTAAGAGTGTTATTGATGTAGAATTTAATTCTGGGATTATAGAACGCTGGCAAGATGAAAAATTAATTCATACTTTCGGTAAGAGACTAACTGATGATGAACTTATAGATATGTTTACGAGAACATGATAAAAAGACTTTGGACAATTTGGAAATTTGCTATAGGCAGTTTTTCTGATGAACAAACCGCAGAGTTTGACACCCCAGTTGCAATCGCAAGAACCTTTATTGTAGGAATAAATGTGATATGTGCAATTTTAATTATGACTAATATTATAGTAGGATGGATAAATTGAAAAATATAACAGTAGTCGGATCTGGTTATGTGGGTATGGCTAATGCCACAATGCTTGCAAAATATAATAATGTAACAATACTTGATATTGATGCAGAAAGAGTTAAGAGTGTTAACAATAAAATCTCTACCATTGAGGATAAGTATATAGACGAATACTTATTAAATGAATCTCTTACACTAAACGCCACCTTGGACCAGAAAGTAGCATATACTGATGCAGAATGGGTAATTATCTGTACTCCTACAGACTATGACGAGACAAAGAATTACTTTAATACCGACAGTATTCAATCATGTATTAGAGATTGTATGCATTATAATCCTGATGCTCATATAGTAGTTAAATCCACAATACCGGTAGGTTTTATAACTTCAATGCAGGTCAAGTTTGGCAAATTTGATATAATGTTTTCTCCAGAATTTTTAAGAGAAGGTAGTGCATTACGTGATTGCTTAAGACCTGAAAGAATTGTTATAGGTGATAAAAGTCCAGTAGCTAAGAAATTCGCCAAAATTATACAACAAGCTATTGTACCTGAATTTCCACAGGCCCCAGTATATTATACAGGTAAGAAAGAAGCGGAATCAATTAAACTATTCGCTAATACATATCTTGCAATGAGAGTAGCATTCTTTAATGAATTGGATATGTATGCAGAATCCCTTGAATTAAATACAGAAGAAATAATCAAGGGTGTAACCTCAGACGCAAGAATCGGTAAAGGGTATTCTAACCCATCGTTTGGATATGGTGGTTATTGTTTCCCTAAAGATACTAAACAGCTATTGGCTAACTTTCGTAAACAGAGAATACCAAATAAGATAATCCAAAGCATTGTATATGCTAATGAAAATAGAAAAGATTGGATAACAAATAAGATTCTACAATGTGATGCGGTATCAGTAGTAGGAATACATAGACTAGTAATGAAGTCCGGATCTGATAACTTCCGTTCTTCAGCAATACAAGGTATTATACAAAGATTAACAAATAATAATATCAAGGTAATTATATATGAACCGCAACTTACAGATTCGGAGTTTATGGGTTGTATAGTCGAAACGGACCATAAGAAATTTAAAAAATTAGCTGATCTTATTGTAACCAATAGATTGGATGATACACTCAAAGATGTTATAGACAAAACTTACACAAGGGATATATTTAATGACAACTAATAACCAAGAAATTTTTGAATTACACTACTTAATTAGTAAAGTAGAGCAATGGCATGAAGATCGCAATCTTCTTAAAGGAGCTACTGATAAAGATCAAGTATTGAAACTAATACAAGAAGTCGGAGAACTTTCTGATAATGTATGCAAGGGCCAAGATATCCGTGATGATATAGGAGATATTATGGTGGTCTTAATTAATATCATGGCACGTAACGAATTAACTCTGGAGGAGTGTTTATCCGTGGCGTATGATGATATAAAAGATCGCAAAGGTAAAATGGTTGATGGCATCTTTGTTAAAGAAGAAGGGTTGACAAACACTCATTAATGTGTTATAATA